CCTGTGAGATTGACTGTAATTGCAGATCCTGCTGCTAACATAACTGGAACAGCCTGCCCGGCATTCCCTTGAGTTAGACCGCCTGGCGTCTGCCTTCCACCAACAGTAGCTGTAGCTCCTAGCCCATTTGAAGTTGGTGGTAATGGTGGCGGCAACTGACGAGCCGTTCTTACGGTATTTTGTGGTGGATTGAAAGTAAATTTGGTTCCTGTTGCAGCAGTTTGAGTCGTTGGGCTGCCAGTCTGTGGAGTTGTTTTTCCTCCAGCTCCAGTTGTTGTTGGAGCCTCTGGTTTAGCAACAGAGAATGCTTGTTGCGCATTTGTCATGGCGGCTCTCTGCTCGGCTGACAAAGTACTCCAAACAGCCTTTTGATCATTGATAGATTTAACCATCTTATCATTTGCTTGTTGAATGGATTCTTTGTTACCACCTTTAATAGCTTCTTTGAAACTATCCCATGCATCTTTAACGGTTCTTGGTAGATCAGTAGCGATCTTTGCTACTGATTGTAATGCATCATTTGCTGGAACTCCAATACCAGTTCTACCAGGAGTGATTCCTCCACCACCGCCACCAACTCCTCCGGCATATGCTCCGGTATTTCCTGTGCCTAAAATTTCTCTAGTAGTTTTCTTATTAGCAAATCCAGCTTGCAAAACAAGACTGTTTAAAGACTGATTGATTTTAGTTAATTCAGTATATGAATCTTTTTGAATTTTGTCGCCAGCCGACATGGCCTTTTGCATTTGATTGTCTTTTGATTTATCCTCGGTAAGCTGTGTTGGAAGTGCCTTACCTTCATTCATGGCTTTTAATAAAGCCTGCGCTTCTGGTACAGATTTTGCTAGACCACCTAATGGGCCTTGCTGTAAAAGTTGGATCTGACGCATATAGTTAGCTGCCGCGCTTTCACTCTGCATCGCTTGTTCTCTAGAAACAATTGGTCCAGTTAGTCTCTTGATGGTAGTTTCTGCATCTTTTCTTAGACCCTCAAAATCACCCTTAGCAATTCTGTCTTGAACCGAGAAGGCTCCTCTCAAACCACCAGGGCCTCCAGACATAGTAGACATGAATGCTTGTTGCCCAACTGTCATACCAGTCATAACTTTAGTATAGTTCTTAAACATTTCGATAGCATTGGATGCTGGCACACCTACAGATTCAAGACTTGCAGTATAGTTTTCCATAGCATCTGCCATCCCTGTAGTCATATTAGAAACGTTAGCCCCGCCCATTACAAACATCTTAAAAGCATCTGTTGATTCCATTAAAGCGCTTCTAACATCTTGAATATTAGCACCTAAAGTTCCAGCTATAGTAGACATTCTTGCTTGAAGTGTAGTTGCTGCACCAGCAGTAACATTAGCATCATCCTGCACTGATTTGTAGTGCTTTAGAACATCATTAATATCACTCAGAACCTCTTCTTCTTTTCTTCCAGAGATAGCTGCTATTTTAAGGCTTTCTTCGAGTAGGAAATTCGCCTGACCGGCAATCTCTGTTTTTTGTGTCAAGAGACTCAGGCCACCAGGCATCTTGTTGATAATTGCCATATAAGAAGCCGCCTGCTCTTGAGCTTTTTTGCTGCCACCCAAAGCTGCCGAGGCTCTATCAAGGCTTGCACTATATTGTTTTGTTGTGTCATCTAATTTTTGAAAGTCTGATCCAACCGCTTTAAGCAATTCTTGCATACCGCTACCTGCGAGTGTCATTTGAATCATTGAATTTTCTAGCTTCTTGGCATTATCAGCAGATATGAAAAAAGCTTTTGCAGAAGCCGTTACTCCATTAGCAAGATCACTACCAATTGCTGCTACTGCTTTTGATATTTCTGCAGGTGTTTTACCCATAGAAGCCATAGTGGACATTGTTATCTGCTTCAATTTTTCTATTCCTGCCATAGCCATCTGTGTGCCTGGGGCAGACTCAATGATTTCAAATAGCTCTTTAAACTGTGAAGAATATGTAACTAAGCGAGTGGTATCTACTCCAGCTATGTCGTTGAAAGCTTCTCTGGCTCCTAAAAGAGAGGTTGTTAGAATTCCAAATTGACGAGACGTTTGATCTGTCATAGAATTCAAACCATCAAATGACACCCCGGCCATCTTTAATTTTTCAGTCAAGCCAGCAAAAACAGTAGATACTTTACTACCAATAGTTCCTACACCTTCTAGGGCTATTCCAGAAGCAGCAGTATACTGTTCAAACGTAGACCACTTAGCGTTCTGATCGTCTGTTGGTGCAGTAATAGTTGGTGGTGTTGCTGGATCTGGTTGTACTGGTGGGTCAGCCATTTATCATTCCTTTAAAGCTGCTCTGCGTTTTCTTTTAGGCAGAGGCTTTTCTTGTGGGACATCAAACATTCCAGGCAAACCTTCCTTAACCATTCGCATGGATTCTTCCATATCTTCATCAGTAGATTCATGAACATTATCATTAAGCATTTGTTGTACTGCTTCAGCATTCCAAAAGGAACCTAATAGATATGCGTGATTCTTAGCAAGTTCGGCTTCATCTCTATGATCACCTAGCCATTGTTCAAAAAGCCACATTTTACGAACCGGGTCCATTTCCGTAATTTCAGGATCACCAATATCAATTGTATTCTTCATTTTCATGAGCTGCCAATGAAAGCGGTGTTCCGGTTCATTTATTATTTTTTTAAGTCTTCTACAATCTCCTTAACCTGCTCTTCTGTCTTAGGACTGTATCTATCCTGTGCTTCTTTAGACAAGATAACATATTCATTATATAGTCTAATCAATAGGGCATGGTCAAGTAATTCAATGAAATATAGACGATCATCTAGTTCTCTTGAATTTAGAAACTGGTCAATTTCTACACCAGAAACTACAGTTAATGAGCGGGCTAATAGCTGTCTGCGAGTCTCAAAAATGAACTCAACAGAACCGTCAAACTCAGCGGTAGCTACAATAGCATCACGCAATTCTTGTGAGGTTAGCGTCTGTAACTTATACATTTGTCCGCCTATCTCAACGTCTCTGGTTAGCCTGGTCATACCAATCAGCAATTCTATACGTCGTCTAGCGCCGTCAGATAGCCTTTCTTTACCCTCACGCTTGGCCTTCTTGGCAGCGTGGATCTCTTTTTCAATGTCAGACATTTCTCTAAGACCAGGCTGTTGCATTTGACCTTGAAATTCTCTCATAGCTCTTTCATCAAAAGCTGGAATAGGTTCATGCGGCACGCGCATTTGTCTCTGTTGTGGTTGCTCATAACCACTATCATCAGGGACACTGAATTCTCTCATAGGCTGACCCTGAAACTGTTTACTTCCAATTGGACTATCAAATTTTGGCATTGCACAACTCCTAACCAAATATATAACAAATGAAAAAGCGCCTGACTGTTTAGTCAAGCGCTTTAACTACTTCTATGTTATTAGAAAGGATTAGAAAATGCCAGTAGAACCTGGGTATTGACTGGATCCGATGTCGATAAGACCAGCAGCATCCAAAGAACCTCTTCTACCACTACCACCAGTATCAGTCTGGGATTCAATCCAGTTAGGATTGGAAGCTCCACCGAATGGCTTGTACAAGTTGTTCTGACCACCAACAGCGGCTGGACCACCGTTGACTGTGCTGTAAATGTGTTCTGCTTCCCAAGTCATTGAGTCAGTGATAACCCAATCGCTTACTTGGTAAGTATAGTCAATACCAGAAATCCATACGTTCTTAATGATCGTAGTGACTTGTGCATTAACTTGGAACTTCTGCTTATCAAAGATGACAATGTCAAATGGATAAGCCTGTGCAGCTACGTGCAAAAAGCCTCTGTCGAATGCTTCAGCAACTCTTAGCTTTTGGAATCTTACTCTCTGGCAAGTGCCAGTAACGTTTGTTGATTGGTTAGGTACAGAATCGATATGACCATCTGTTCCAACTTCGTCAATCATCTTAATTGATCTCTTTTCAGAGATTGCCATTGATTGAACTGCTCCAATTGGCTGATAACCACTTGGGGTTCTGACAGCCAATAAGATGTTAGTTGAAATAGCAGTGTTGGTAGTGTTAGTACCGAAACCGTCACCTAGATTAAGTAATGAACCTGTTTGTGGATAGCCTGTTACCATTTATTTATACTCCCTAGATTGATATATATCAAGCTCCCAAATTAGCTACTGTTACCTTAATATAGATCCAGTTGATTGGGTAAACTGGTTGAACACTTACCGCAATATTCCACTGACGTGGGTCTAGTGGGTCTTGCTGAACCGACAATCCCTTGAAGGCAGTGATCAATCCCTGAGAAATCAAGGAGTTGAGCAGAATGACTGCTTCTGTGCTTAGTGAGGTTGCAGTGGTTGGTAGCTGTGGAGTTCCGATGAATCCGGAGAATCCAGCACGTAGAATCTTAGCAACTCTATCTCTGATGAAGACGATAGAAATTTCTTGCTCTTCTGGGAATCCAGACTGGCTGGTTGTGATGCCCCATACGACTCTACCGCCACCTGCGACTGGTTGAAGTGTAGTAACACCGGCTGCTGCCAACTGCTCAAGAACCAATGGAGAGAAGGTCTTGTTTCTCAAGATGGTGAATCCGCTGAATACCTTGTTGGTAAATGGATTCTGGAGTGCCAAGTCTGCGTTTGCAAATCCGGCCGCTGCTGCTGCGATATAGAAACCGTCTACAAGGACGTTCTCTGCACCAGCTTGAACAACGATCTGGTCTGGGTAGAAGTATACCGCTCTGAAAGTTGAGCCATAAGCATCAGATACAGAGTAGTTAGCAAGGTCTTCAACGTTGCCAGCTAGAATGTCAGTGACGTTATCTCCTTGGATACCTTCAAGGGTTCCGAGGTCTTCTACGGCTGCTGGTGAGGCTCCAGTCAAGTTAGCTGGAGTCAAACCTTGGATTGCTCCGATGAACAATACGCGCTCTTTTCTGTTAGCGATATTGCTCATTGTGATACAATGACTTAGGCAGTTCTGGAAAATGACCGAGATGGTCTGATTTGGTAGTGGAACCAAGATATCACATTCAACAGTTTCGAGAACTGATAGGGCGTTTAGCCATCCAGCATCGAAGAATGTTGCATCTCTAGTATCTACGATAGTAACTCTTAGTTGATTTCCGTTTGGAACAACGTTATGGTTCAATACTAAGTAGGTGCTGACTGCATTTGGATCGAGTACTTCATATCTGACACCGCTCTCGCTTACAAATACCATCTGTAAGGTTAGAGTGTTAGTGAATTGGTCATATCCAATGATATCGTATAGGCCATTGTTACCAACAGTTGAGCCGTTGATTTGTAGTCTATAATCTGGGGCCAAATCTGGGATATTGAAGTTGACAGCAGAGCTGGTCAAAGTGCCTTGGGCGGTATTCAATAGAGCAACCAAAGTTCCATCAGTTCCAGATAGTCCGGCGACTGGTAGTCCAGTAGAAATCTTGATGACTTCGAATGCTACTCCAGTGTCAGAAACAAAATCTGGGAAACCGCTTGGGCTTGGGAATGGAATTGGGTCGCCTGGCTCACCCGTGGTGACTGTCTGAATAGTCAATTGACCGTTAGACACTCCAGTGATGTTAAAGGTTCCAATGTTGGCCTTATTGACAGAGTCGATAATCTTAAGCAACTTGCCCGTAAAGCTTGAGTCAAAATTGGCGCTCTCAGCGTGGAAGACGCCCTGAGTACCAAAAGCTGGTAGTCTACCGACATATCCGTCGAATCCACTTACCACAGTTTCAAAGCTGTTGATAACAGAATAGTCGAAGGAGTATCCGGATGGTGGCTGCAAATCGCTGAAGATGAACTGACTCTTAGTTGGATTACCGGCAGTACCTAATGTATAGTAGGTGAACTTGTT